TCGCGTGTCTGTGGTGGGGACTAACGGCGGCCCCCCGCCCCGGGGGTGGCCGCCGCCGCAGTTACGCCGGCGGCCACCTTGGCGGCTTTCCCGATTTTTTCCGCTGTCTTGGCCAGCTTGCCCAGGTTTTCGTCTGCGTCCAGGCAGGCTTTTTTCAAAGAGCTGTCCACTCTGCCGGCGATCTTTAGCGCCAGCTCATAGGTTTTTCCTTTTGCCATATAGCTTGATCGCCTCCTCTGCCATGTCTTGCAGTTCGTCTATTGACAGGGACATGAAATAATCCACCCCCGTCCGTAGCAGAAAGGACAGGCCCACACACGCCTTTCTAATTTCCGGCGGGGTTAGTCCTCTCCATCCCCGCCGTACAGAAAACCCGTGACCATGTTTTTCAGCGCAATGCCCTCCTTTGGGGGTAGCCCCTTGAAAAACTCCACCGGCTTGCCGGAGGCGCGGGCCGCCATGTACATGGCATAATCCACGGTTACCTCCGGCATAGGCGTGACCATGCCCTGTTTGGCCATAATCTTGCCCACAGCACACAGGTCCGCCGTGGTCATGTCCTCCATGCCTGACAGGTCCACCTCTGTGTACTCCACGCCCTCGAACTTGTACGGCTTGCGGAATTTCAGGATCAGGCTGTCCTCTTCCGGCTCCTCCGCCTGGGCTGTCGGGACCAGCGCGGTGGTCTGCTCCGCCTCCAGGGCGGCGTTGTTCTTGGTTTCGTCCATTTAGCACATCTCCTTGTATTCGGCCAGCAGATCCACGCCGTTGACCTTGTATGTGGGGTTCATTTTGTCCAGCTCCACGACGCTTTCCCCGTCTACCTCAATCAAGATGTAAAGAATGTTCAGGGTCACGCCGCTGTCCATGGTGCTGGCTCGTTTCAGTTTGCCGCCGGTCAGCTTTGCCGCCCGGCCACGGACCACCACCCGGATGGACTTGGGCACGATGTTTCCGGCGCTGTCGATTTCCTGGGCGGCGCCCCGGATCGTCAGCTGCACGGCCTTGGTCTGGTCCATCATGTTGGTGGCCTCTTTGTCCAGGGTGCGGAAAGGGATCTCCAGCTGCATATTGCCGAAATGGCCGATTGTGGGATCGTCGATCTCTCCCAGGATCCCGGCGCCGCTGATCGTTTCGCTGGTGGCCTCAAAGTCCGGCAGGGTCAATTCGTCCCCCACGCCCAGCAGCTTTTCCCCGTCGTTGTACACATTGTAATTGTTTACCTTGGTCGGAATATTTTTGCTCATGGTTTACTCGCCTCCTCCGGTCAGCGCGGCCTCCAGGGCCGCGGTGTCGTACTCGCGGATGTTCACGATCTTCTCCGCGGGGATGTAGGGTGCCAGGTAGGTGTGGGTGGTCAGCTTTCCGTCCAGCAGGTCGGTGATCGGGTTTTCATCCTCTTTGAACTCCAGCCGATACCCGGCGCAGTAGTCGCGGGCCACATACCCGTTGCCAATGATGTTCTGGCTGTCCACGATGGACTGGATTAGGCGCTTGTTGCCCGGCTTGTCCACCTTTTGGAAGTAGGTCAGAATGAAGTTATTTCCATCCCAGTCAAAGAACCGCCGCACCGCCAGCCAGCGGTCTTTCGGATCCGTGGTGGAGGGATAGGCCGCCGTGTTGTTGCCCCACAGCTTGAAGCCGTTGGCATTGATGGCCGTGATCACGCCCTGGCCGTTCAGGAGGTTGGCCTGCTCCTGGTCCAGCGCCACCTCGGTGCCGTCATCCAGCACAGTGGCGGTGATTTTCAGGTCCTTATTGGAGGGGCTTTCATAGGGCACATCCCCGTTGGCCGCGTCGGTGGCTGCCGTTTCCGCCGCCGCCATGGCGGACAGGCAATAGATCTTTTCACCCACCGCCCCCTTGGGCCAGAATACCGCCGCGTGGTTGGAGCTTGCGCCCAGCTTTTCCTTGGCGGTCTTTACTGCGGTGTACACCGTGGCGCCCGTGCTGTCTGCCGCAATGTCCAGGTATGTGTTGCAGTCGAAATTGCCGTTGATCTTGCCGGTCTTGGCCTGGAGTGCCGCCGCCACCACGGGATCGTGGGACCAGCCGGGGGCCAGCAGCAGGCCGGGCACCAGGCCCAGCTTGGGATAGATCTGGCGCACCAGCTCCAGGCCCGTTTCCTTGCCGGTTGCGGTGTCCACGCCGCCCACCACATCCTCCTTGGTCACGCCTGCGGGGTTCAGGCTGGTGGAGGAAACAGACAGGCTTTCCGCCTCCTTTGCTGTTTCGGAGATCAGCGTGATCACCACACTCCCGTCATCGTCGTGGGCCGCCGTGTAGTCCGTTTCGGCCACCAGCGGGGTGGCGTCTTTCTTCACCACCAGGGTGTCCAGCAGCACATAGGGCTTGGTATAGACCGCCTGCCCGTTGGCCACCGTGCAGCTCTCCTCCTCGTTGCTCTTGGTGTGCTTGGAATTGCTGGGATCCAGCACATTCACCAGAATAATGGGGGCGTTATTGAACACCCGGAAATTGGCGTCAATGCTCTGGCAAAGGGTGAAGTTTTTGAAATCGTCGGAATAGCCCACAGCGGCCTGGCACTCCGCAAAGCTGTAACACAGCTTCGGGGTGTTGGCCGCTTTGGTCGGATCGTCCGCCAGGTGAACGGGTGCCGTGCCGAAAATCACCTGGAGGGCGGCGCTGCTTCGGATCGGCGTGGTCAGGCTCGTGGCCTGCTCCTGGTTGTACACGCCATGCTGATAGGTTGCCATGTTGCTTTACCTCCTGTTAATTTCGTTTCTGCGCCTTTCGGTACAGAGCATAAATGGGGCCGGTTTTCTCCCGCAGCTGGCGCATGGCCTCCGGCAGCTGGTCCAGCGGTACGGTCAGGCCGCCCAGCACCGGGGTTTGCTTTTGCGCCGCCGCCAGGGCCTCCGGTATGCCGCCCCGGTAGGATGTGAATTGCTTGGCCACTCCGGGGATCGTGGGGCCGCAGTACACCAGCGTGCCGGCCTCCGCCGCCGGTTTGGTCTGTTTCTTTGCCGTCATGCTTCTGGCACCTCCTTGTGGACCGCCGGCGCCTGGATCCGCAGGGACATGGCCGTGAAATAGTACGGGTGTGTGTCCTCCTCCTGGGTGGTCCATTCCATGGGGTAGAGGACCTCCCAGCGGTTGCCGATCACGGCACAGGCGGAATAATGATGATAAATTTTGTTGATGATGTGCAGGGCGTCCCGGTAACCCTGGCGCCCCGGATCGGGGTCGTAGACACAGGCCACCAGCACCGCGTCAATGATCTGCGGGTCATCGTCGCTTTCGGTCTTTCCGCCCCGGAGGCGCACCACCACATACGGCTCCGGCGGTGCCTCCTTGTCCTGGGCTTCATCGTCGCTTTCCCGGATCGGCACATCCTGGGGGTAGATCTGGATCTCCCGCTCGACGCCCAGGGAACTTTTCAGCCTCTCATGGGCGAAAAGCTCCTTTAGGTCCGCCACCATGGCGTCCTGCAAAAATTCTTGGGTCACATGCTTGCGCCTCCTTGACTTTTTACCGTTTCTTTCTTATAATTACGGTTGTGTTAATATTCAGAAAAGTGTGGTAATAATCAGCATAAAAGAGCGTGGAAAGGGTGGTAAAATGAAAGGGAAAGGGCTGTACATTGCCGCTGGTGTCGTTCTCGTTCTCGCGCTTGGGTGCCTGTTTACTGGGGAGGTGCAGTCATTTGGTGGTGGTGTCATACTTGCCGCTGCCCTGGTTGCATATAGCCAGTGGAAAAAGAAACATCCCGTAAGCAAGACAAGCGAACTGCACACGATAGAGGGGAGGGAGGGGAGTAAAACGATCCGTGAAACAGTTTCGTATTTCCTGATTTTTCCGCGTAAAAAAACCGAACTTGTTTCTATCCGTAGTCGGCATTGCCCGGTTGGGCACTCTTTTGGAGAATGGAACGAAAAAGTACACCGTGGTGCGGCCCAGTCTGACCGCTTTGAAAAGGCAGGCCATGAGGGGTTGGGGCTGATTAGCTATGATGTTGACAGCGGAACGGCAAAAATCAGCGGCTCCACCGGCACAGAATACACCACCGCGCTGGACTATTGCTCTTGCCCGGATTTTGATAAACGCAGTAAACCGTGCAAGCACATTTATTTCCTTGCCCTGCAAATGGGCTACACCAGCGACGATTTTTATAGTTGCTGATTTTGCGGCCCCTCTGCGGGGCCGCTTTTTTATGCCGCTCTCCCGAAACCGTCCAGGACCCGCTCCACCTCTCGCTGGATGTGCTTTTGCAGGATGGAGTAATAATCCTGGGTGGCCTCCTCGTAGGTCTTGCCGTACAGCATAGGCACCGCCGGGGCCATGAGTTTTTTTATGGGCAGTCTGGCGCTGCTCATGCGTTGCACAATGGCCGTGTGGCCGCTCTGAAATGTGGCTTCAAAGGCTTTCCGCCCATCCACCTCCAGCGCGGTCATGGGGCTGTCATTCAAAATTTTTAGCATGGCTGCGGTGGTTTCGGTGTTCTTCCGTGTCATGTAGTTCATGACTTCCAGCATACCGCCTCTGGAGAACAGGGTGGCCTCACCATTGGACCCGGTGGCCTTTTTCGTGTACATGCCCCCCATTTTCCTGTCAGTCAGGATCTTCTTGTTGCTGATTGCATAGCGTTTCCTGGTCCTTTGCCCTATTTTTTTCTTCATTTCGTTGGCTGTCGCGTTCAGGGCGCTGGCCAGTACATCGGGGGCTTTCAGGCGGTTGGGCAGGGTGTCCAGTTGCCGGATGATCTTTTCAATCTCCGCCTGGGTGTCAATCTGTATCACGCTTTCGCTCACGATCTCACCGCCTCCAGCGTAATGGCCAGCATACCGGCCTCCTCGGTGCAATCGGCCACCCGGAACAGGCGCCCGTCAAAATTAAGCTGTTTCCCATGGGCCGGGCGCGGGCCGTATTCCTCCTTGGCCACATAGATCAGCCGGCGGGCCTTGTAGGTCCCATCCACCTGGATCCCCATTTTTGACTTGTCCCGCTCCAGCAGCTCGTTTTCATCCACCACCACGGTCATGGGCTTGCCGTCTATGGTGTGGGTGTCCGCGAACTCCTGGTCATTCAGATACACGGCGGAAATGTCAGCCGCCACCAGGTCCTTGAAGCTGGGGGCGCCCATCAGCGGGCGCCCCCTGTTTCATTTGCGGGGGGCTGAACGGGGGCCGCCGCGATCAGCTCCGCCCGTTCCTTGTTGTTCTTTGCGCCGGAAATATCCACGCCCATCTGGTCGGCCAGCTTTTCCAGATCGGCCTTTCTCATGGTGGCCAGCTGGTCAGGGTCCAGGTGCCCCTCCACCATTCCCGCCTCCTCGCCGTTTTCCTGGGC